CAGGCTCGCGTAGCGGTCTGAAAGATCGAAGAAACCCATCTGCGCCATCGCTGCACCCCCCGTTCCAGTTTATCGCCTCAATGATACCGCAGCGCCGGGGTCGGGGCAATTTTTAGAGGTGCCCAGATGACTTCGCGATGGATATGGCTATCGAGGGTTGCCGCCAACAGATAGCCATATCCGAAAAGGCCGCCCGCGCGCTTGAAATCGACGGTGATGTTCCGGCTCACTATGGTTTCAAGCAACTCGCAATAATTGAGGAAAAGCGCGGAAACCACAGCGAAGCGATAAGGCTTTGCGAGCAAGCGAAAGCGGATGGCTGGTGGGGTGACTGGGATAAGAGGATTACGCGCCTTCGCAAGAAATCAGCGAAAGCTCAACGTGGCTGAGGGTATCGCGATGCAAGGGGCGCTGTCGCTTTCACATGGTGAGTAGCCACGGGCTGCGAACGCCGGAAGGTAAGGTGCGCGCTGGGCGCGTGTCAGATTTTTCAGGTGCGCGGTGGGCCGGAAGCCTGACCGATACCGCGCGAAGACCGAAAAATTCCGACTCATTCCGGCGCAAGCGCCGTCACGCTGGGGGATATACTGAGGGGTAGCTTTTCGTGAACTTCTGTTTTTAAAATAAAATCAAGCGGTTGAGCTAAGTATATGGCAGCCCGTCGGCAGCGGCATGGCCAGGCTGCCGGGGCGGGTGGCCGCGCGGCTGAGGATGATGGTCTGGGTGTCGGTGAGTTTGAGCATCTTGGCCTCCGGTATCGTTGGGCGGCGCGGAATGCGGTCCCTTCTACCGGATCAAGCCCGCCATGGTGGCGGGCGGGACCGTGCGCTGGGCGCCGGGCCGGTGATCACCCGGCGTATTCGCCCTCGCCAAAGGCGCTGTCGGTGATGCGCTTGAGGAGGCTGGCATGGTGCCCGAGGGTGCCGACATCGCCCCAGCTGATCTCGTCGGGCCGGGTCTCGAAATGATCGTCGCTGAGGGCCTGCAGGCGCGCGAGCATGTCGTCGATCTCGGCCTTCTTCGCGATGAATGCGGCGAGCGCGGCTTCCTTGTTCTTCCGCGCTTTCTCGGCGCGAAGCTGGTGGCGCGGCGTGGTGATCGGGTTGAAGCTGGTCATGGCGTGGCTCCTTTGGGTGAGTTGCATCGTTTCGGTGAAACAACCATCGCTCTGGTCGGCCGTTTATCGTAGCCAATTCTGAGCAATTTCATGGCTTTCTGATCCTTTGGCATCCGGATTTACCTCGATCCAGATGCCGCCGAGCAAGACGTAGAGGTGACAGAGTTCCCGCGTCGGTCGCGGCAGGACGCGCTGCTCGCGCGGCGGATCAAAGCAGTCGAGCTCGTCCTCACGCACCTGCCGGATTTCCCGGGCGGCGAGGATGTCCTCGGGCGTCCACCCCGCCAGCGCAGGCAGCATGTGCGCGGGATAGCCATCGTAATGGCAATAGATATGGGCCCATTCCTCGGGACCGATCTCGATGGCGATCTGCGCGCGGGTGCTCATCTCTCTGCGCCTCAATCCTGCTGTTCGATCATGGCGAGGATGGCGCACGCCATGCCGCCGAGGAATTCGCTGCGGCGAAACACGATCTCGTCGATCTCGTTCGCGGTAGTGATCGCGGGGTCCACTGCCAGGCTCTCAGCCATGTGGGGCAGCAAGCGGGCGGCCTCGGCGTTGTAGCGGTCTGCGATGGTCATGGGGCTGTCTCCGATCTCTTGCCTGGCGGTGCGCGATGCACCCGCCTCGTAGGATCAGAGTCGCTCGACAGGGACGTGTAATCAACTCGAATAGACGGGTTTCTACGTTTAGTTCCAACACCTTGAGGACCACCGCAGCGCCATGGAAGGTCTGTCAGAGCGCGCCTATGCCGCCCATGCCGGGCTCTCGCGCGGGGCGGTGCAGAAGGCGCGCAAGACCGGGCGGCTGGTGCTGTATCCGGACGGCTCGATCAACGCGGCCGCCTCGGATGCGCGGCGGGCAGAGATGACGGATCCGGATCAGCAGCACAGGTCCGCGGGTGGTGTCGGGAATGGCGACACGGCTGGCGCGGTTTCCGGTCCCGGCGACAGCGCCTCGTATCTGAAGGCCCGCACAGCGCTGACGGTCTACCAGGCGCAGGAGCGCCAGCTGTCGATCCAGCGCAAGAAGGGCGTTCTGGTCGACCGCGCCCGCGCCGAGACGCTGGTCTTCCGCCTCGCGCGGCAGGAGCGCGATGTCTGGGTGACCTGGCCCACGCGCGTGGCCGCCTTGATGGCCGCGCAACTGGCCGCAGAGATGGAGGCCGCATCGGGGGAGGCCGTGACGATCGAGACGGCGATCCTTCAGAGGGTGCTGGAAGCGCATGTCCGAGAGCAGCTCACCGCCCTCGCAGACCTCCGGGTCTCGCTTGAATGACAAGGGTGATGACCATGGCCTGACTGACAGCGACCTGACTGCCGACCTCGATCTCGGCTTTGACGGCGCCGAGGACATCCTGCGCGCCTGGCGCCGCGGCCTGCGTCCCGATCCGGATCTGACCGTGTCGGGCTGGGCGGATGCGCATCGCTGGCTGTCGTCGCGCGCCTCGGCCGAGCCGGGCCGGTACCGCACCGCGCGCACGCCGTATCTGCGCGAGATCATGGATGCGCTCTCGCCCGGGCATCCGGCACAGCGCATCTCGTTCATGAAGGCCGCGCAGGTGGGCGCGACCGAGGCCGGTAACAACTGGATCGGGTTCGTGATCCACCACGCGCCGGGGCCGATGCTGGCGGTACTGCCCACCGTCGAGATGGCCAAGCGCAGCTCGCGCGGCCGGATCGATCCGCTGATCGAGGACAGCGCCGCGCTGAAGGAACGCGTCAGGCCCGCGCGGTCGCGCGATGCCGGCAATTCGATGCTGTCGAAGGAATTCCCCGGTGGCATCCTGGTGCTCACGGGGGCCAACTCGGCCACCGGCCTGCGCTCGATGCCGGCGCGTTACGTGTTTCTCGACGAGGTCGATGCCTATCCGGCTTCGGCCGACGAGGAAGGCGACCCGGTCACGCTGGCCGAAGCCCGCACCACCACCTTCGCGCACCGGCGCAAGGTGTTCATGGTCTCGACGCCGACGATCCGGGGGCTGAGCCGCATCGAGCGCGAGTTCGAGGCCAGCGACCAGCGGCGGTATTTCGTGCCATGCCCGCATTGCGGGGCGATGCAGTGGCTGCAGTTCGAGCGGCTGCGCTGGGCAAAGGACCAGCCGGAGACCGCAGCCTACCATTGCGAGGGCTGCGCGCGCCCCATCGCCGAGCATCACAAGACGGCAATGCTGGAACGGGGCGAGTGGCGGGCAACAGCGACGGCGACGGACCCGACGGCCATCGGGTTCCACCTCTCGGCGCTCTACTCGCCGATCGGCTGGAAAAGCTGGGCGCAGATCGCGCGCGACTGGCTGGCCGCGCAGGGCTCGGACGAGATGCTGCGCGCGGCGCGCAACACCCTGCTGGGCGAGACATGGGTCGAGAGCGGCGAGGCCCCGGACTGGCAGCGCCTCGCGGACCGGCGCGAGACCTATCCGGCGCAGATCCCGGAACAGGGGCTGTTCCTCACCGCCGGGGCCGATGTGCAGAAAGACCGGATCGAGGTCGATGTCTGGGCCTGGGGCCGGGGTCTGGAAAGCTGGCTCGTGGATCACATCGTCATTCCGGGCGGCCCGGACGATCCCGCCTGCTGGGAGGCGCTGACCACGCTGCTGGGCCGGACATGGGCTCACGAGAAGGGGGCTGTCATGACGCTGGCGAAGCTCGCCATCGATACGGGCTTTGAGTCCGCCGCTGTTCATGCCTGGGCGCGCCAGCAGGGCACGGCACAGGTGGCCCCGGTAAAGGGGCTGGAAGGCTTCAACCGGGCGACGCCGGTCTCGGGGCCGACCTTCGTCGATGCCACGGTAAACGGTCGCAAGCTCAAGCGCGGGGCTCGGCTCTGGAGCGTGGCCACCGCCACATTCAAGGCCGAGACCTATCGCTATCTGCGGCTGGAGCGGCCATCCGATGAGGCGCGTGCCAGTGGTTCGGCAAATACGGCCGGCACGATCCACCTGCCGGACTGGGCCGACAGCGAATGGCTGAAACAGCTGGTGGCCGAGCAGCTGGTCACCATCCGCAACAAGCGCGGCTATGCCCGGCAGGAATGGCAGAAGATGCGCGAGCGCAACGAGGCGCTGGACACCCGCATCTATGCCCGGGCCGCGGCCTGGATCCTTGGTGCCGACCGGTTCGACGCGCGGATGTGGCAGAGCCTCGAGAAACAGGCCGGGGTGGAGAGCAACGCCGCCGAGCCGGAACCAGAGCCCCACGCATCGACCGAGCCGCAAGCGGGGCGCGTGACGACACCCCGGCGGCGCGGCTGGCGGGTGAGTACGCCAAAGTACATGGAATGAGCATGACCCTCGACGATCTGAAACGCCACCACGGCGCGCTGCTGGCTGCGCGCTACAGCGGCACGCGTAGCGTCAGTTATGACGGCAAGACCGTAACCTATGGCTCGGATGCGGAGCTGGCGGCCGCCATTGCGGATATCGAGCGGCGGGTTGCCAGCATCGAGCGTGGGGCCGGGCGTATCCTGCGCCCCCATGCAGTGAAGGACCTGTGATGAACTGGCGGCAGCGCCTCGGCGCCTTCATCGGCGGGTTCGACGCGGGCCAGCACCACCGTCGGCTGCGCGGGTTCCGCGCGACGCGGGCGCATGTCAACGCGCTGATCGCGGCCAGTGGCCCCGATATCACCGCCCGCGCCCGCTGGCTGGTGCGCAACAATGGCTATGCAGTGAACGCGGTGGAAAGCTGGGCCGCCAATACCGCGGGCGACGGGATCAAGCCGATCTCGAAGATCACCGATCCCGCCCGCAAGGAAGAGCTGCAGCGGCTCTGGCTCGGCTGGACCGACGAGGCCGATGCCGAGGGGCTGACCGACTTTTACGGGCTGCAACGCCGCGCCGCGCGCGAGGTCTTCATCGCGGGCGAGGTGTTTTTCCGGATCCGGCCGCGGCGCGCAGGCGACGGGCTGAGCGTACCGCTGCAGCTGCAGATGCTGCCCGCCGAGATGCTGCCGCTGGAACAATCGGGTGTTGCTGCGAATGGCAACGCAATCCGTCAGGGCATCGAGTTCGATCGGATCGGGCGTCGCGTCGCCTATCACTTCCTGCGCCGCCACCCCGGCGACAGCACCGAGCCGGGCCTCGCCGGTGAAGTCGTCCGGGTTCCGGCCTCCGAGGTGATCCATGTGATCGACCCGGTCGAGGGCGGCCAGCTGCGCGGTGTGTCGAAACTGGCGCCCGCCATCGTGAAGCTGTTCCTGCTGGATCAGTATGACGATGCCGAGCTCGACCGGAAGAAGGTCGCGGCGATGTATGCGATGTTCGTCACCTCGCCGGCTCCGGAAAACCCGCTGGCCCCGCCCGGCGACGACGACGACCCGGGCGGCGTCGAGATCAGACCCGGCCAAGTGGTGCGGCTCGATCCGGGCGAGGATGTCACGGTGGGTCAGCCCGCCGATAGCGGCGTCACCTACGAGCCGTTTCAGTACCGAACGCTGCTGCAGATATCCGCAGCACTGGGCATCCCGTATCCGTATCTGGCCAACGACATGGTGAAGGGCAACTTCTCGAACTCACGCCTCGCGCTGATCGAGTTCCGCCGCCGCGTCTCGGCCTGGCAGCATTCGGTGATGGTGTATCAGCTTTGCCGCCCGGTCTATGCGCGCTGGATGGATGCGGCGGTGCTGTCGGGGGCGCTGGCCCTGCCACGATACGAGACCGACCGATCCCGGCTGCTGACCGCCGACTGGCTGCCCACGAAATGGGACTGGGTCGATCCCCTGAAAGACGCCAATGCCGAGATCGCCCAGATCGAGGCCGGCCTCAAATCCCGCACGCAGGCTATCGCCGAGCGCGGCTTTGATGCTGAACAGGTCGACCGCGAGATCGCCGCGGAACATGCCCGCGAGCGCACGCTCGGCCTCGACTTCCGCCGCCCCGGCTCACCGGCACAAGGCGCGGCGGACGTGCCGGTTGAGGGGGATGATCGAGACGGGCCCCAATCCAACGACGATGACGACACCGCGGAAACCCGCCCGCGCCCAGACGAGGACCAGCCCTGATGCTTCACGCCCGCATAGCCGCGCGCGCCTTCAACACGCCGCTGCTGGTCGAGCCATCCAAGGCCATGGCATTCCTGTCGGGGCTTGGGCCGCGCGTTCTGGGGCGGCGGGTGGAGATGACGGACGGCGATGGTCAGATGGCTGATCAGGTTGCAGCTGCTCCGCGCGCCCGTGCCGGTATCCTGTCCGGCGGATTGCTGGACGAGTATCGCCAACACGGTGACGCGCCCTATCCGGTGATCGACGGCATCGCCGTGATCGAGGTCTCCGGCGTGCTGATCCATCGCGGCGGCTGGATCGGGGAGTCCTCGGGACAGACCAGCTATGAGGGGATCGCCGCGCAGATCGAGGCGGCGGCCGGCGATCCTGCCGTCCGGGGCGTTGCACTGGAGATCGACAGCTTCGGCGGCGAGGTGTCCGGGGTCTTCGATCTCGCCGACCGCATCCGCGCGTTGCGGCGCAACAAGCCGGTCTGGGCCTTCGTGGCCGAACACGCCTTCTCGGCGGGCTATGCGCTGGCAAGCCAGGCCGACCGCATCCTGCTTCCGCGCACCGGCGCGGTCGGCAGCATCGGTGTGGTCGTCATGCATGCCGATCTCAGCGGCCAGCTCGACCGGGACGGCGTGCGCGTGACGCTGATCCATGCGGGATCCCACAAGGTCGACGGCAATCCCTACGCACCGCTGCCCGACGCGGTCCGCGACGACATCCAGCGCGAGATCGATGTGTTGCGGTTTCTCTTCGCCGAGACCGTCGCCGCGGGCCGCGCCGGGGCCCTCAGCCAGGAGGCCGCTCTCGCGACCGAGGCCGCGATCTATCGCGGGGCAGATGCGGTAGCGGCAGGGCTTGCCGACGAAGTGACCGATCTCGCAGCCGGCTTCGCCAGCTTCAGCGCGCATGTCGCCCCCGCGAACACGCGGCCGCGTCCGCGCGTGCAATTGGCTCAACCATCCCGATCCAGGACCCAAACCACCACCCGAATGGAGACCACCATGGCCCAAGAGACCGACAATGACGACACCGCGCAGGAGATCACCACGGATGCGCAGGACCCGAAGGATGCCGCTTCGAATGTCCCGGCCGATGGCTCGGTCAACGCCGAACATAATGACGCGCCGACCGCCAGGATGCCCGCAGCGCCTGCCTCGGAGAGCCCGGCATCGCCCGCCGCGCCAGTTGCCCCTGAAGCATCAACCACCACCACGCCGGCAGCAATTCAGCCCGGCAACCTGGCTGAGCTCTCGGCGCAGCTGCGCCAGGAGGCGGCGGAGATCACCGAGATCGCCGCTCAGGCGGGCCGCCTCGGGATCGCCATCGACGCCGCGAAAGCCCTGCGTGAAGGGACAACCCCCGAGGCCCTGCGCAGCCTCGTGCTCCAACGCGCCAGCG